CAAAATTAAACCCAGAGGGTGATCCTAAAGGCACAATTTTATCTTGGCTGATGAAAGATGATCCAGAAGCTGCACAAGAACTAAGCGGAGAGCAGCCGGCTGAACCTGCACCTGCACCTGCAGAAATGCCTCCAGCCGCACCTCCTGCAGAAATGCCAGTCGATCAACCTGTTGCGGAAGCCCCAGAAGATCGCACAAGCTATCAGGTTGCTAAAATTCTTTTTGATAAAGGTATCAAATACGATTCTGCAAAAGAAAACGAATTGATCAGTGCTATTGGCATGATATTAGTTAAACATCTTGACATGAGTCCAAAACATGCACGTCACATGATCAGCTATGACGAAGACTTTGTAGGTGATACATTATCAGAATTGAGAAACATGGATAACACGCCTGAAGAAGGTGAAGACATGGAAAATCAAGAAAGCAAGCCAGAAGGTCGTAGCCCGTCAATGAAAGAAATTGTAGAATTTATCAAACCTTTCTATAATAAACACGCCCAAGAACAGGGTTTAGGCGAGTGGCGTAAAGGTCCTACTGAGTTAGGCATTATGGCTGGCAAGCAATTTGGCGATCATGTTGGCAAACTTGTAGAGAAGTATGTTGAAGAAATGCAGGCCAAAACTGAAGCAATGCGTAGTCAACAAGAAGCCACAATGCAGTTCGAAGCTATTAAAAAACTAGCAGGTCTTTCAAGAATTTAAGTCACAGCAACCTTAATAGATAATTAATTGATTAGCTAATGAGGTTGCAATGTTAAAAAAAATTGAATCATTTGAATACGATTTCCAAGGTGATTTATTCATCGATATTGGTGGGAACGTAGGTATGTGGTCGTCGCAGTTATACAACGACTATTCTAAAATTATCTTTGTTGAGCCATCAACTGAAGCACTGGATGCTGCAAAAATCAAAATAAATGATCAACAGAACAAGGTAAAATTCTTAAAAAATATCTGTTCAAATGAGTTAGATCAGGTAAAATCAATTTCTACCCCTTCTGCAGATTCGGGACAATTTACGGTATTTGGTAAAGACTTATACGAAAATATTGACCGCACAGAAGAAGGAATCAGGACAATAACTCTTGATAGTCTATCTGACGAAGCAAAAGTTGGTGACAATATTCTTGTAAAAATTGACACCGAAGGCAGTGACTTAGATGTCATACTAGGCGGCAAAGAATTTATTCAAAAGTTTAAACCTACACTAGCAATTGAGTTCCATTTTCACATGTATTTTGATGAAGTCAAATATGAAGAAGTGGTAAATTTCTTAAATGAACAAGGCTATGTAGTAACTGAACACAAGTTTTCAGGGTACCGCGGCGAGCCCTATAGAATTTTTGACGGCAAGCACAACGGCCTAGAAATGTACGATCTACATTATCACATGTTGGCAGAACTCGCTCAATAATTTCAACCAAATAGGTTGCAGTGATAAATAAAGCTGTGTATACTTAACCGTATGCACAGTTTTTCTTTTTAGTCAGTGGGCTTTAAAGAAGAGGCATAATAAATCAACATTAAGGAAAAACATTATGGCAACGTTAGCAGAAATTAGAGCAAAACTTCAAGCATCATCTCAACAAAACACTGGTGGCTCATCCGGTGGAGACAACGCAATTTACCCCCATTGGAACATCGCAGAAGGACAAACCGCAACGGTTCGTTTCTTGCCTGACGCTGATCCAAACAACACCTTCTTCTGGATCGAACGTGCAATGATCAAATTGCCTTTCGCCGGTGTCAAAGGTGAAGCAAATTCCAAGCCCGTGACTGTGCAAGTTCCTTGTATGGAAATGTGGGGCGAGACATGTCCAATTCTTACTGAGGTTCGCCCTTGGTTTAAAGACAAGTCTTTGGAAGACATGGGTCGTAAGTACTGGAAAAAGAAGTCATACCTGTTCCAAGGTTATGTAGTAGATAGCCAGTACAAAGAAGATGGCAAAACTCCTGAAAATCCAATTCGTCGATTCATTATCGGCAGTCAAATCTTTAACATTATCAAGGCAGCTTTGCTAGATCCTGATATGGAAGAATTGCCAACTGACACACTTCGCGGTGTGGACTTCCGCATTGTTAAAACTAGCAAGGGCGGATATGCAGACTACTCTACATCACAATGGGCTCGTCGTGAACGTGCTCTAGGTGATGCTGAACAGGCAGCTTTGACACAATACGGTGCGTTTGACTTAAAGTCATTCTTGCCTAAAAAGCCCGGCGATGTTGAACTCAAAGTCATGAAAGAAATGTTTGAAGCGTCAGTAGACGGTGAAGCATTTGACATGGAACGTTGGGGTCAATACTTCAAGCCAGCAGGTTATGGTGGTCGTGACAACGCCTCGGGTACAGCATCTGCTGCCCCAGCTGCTCGTCCAGCACCGGCGGCTCCAATGGCTGCTACTCCGGTAGCAGAAGCGGCACCGTGGGAAGAAGAAGTTCAAGTAGCTGAAAAGTCATTCACTCCTGCACCGACTGCACCAGCAGGTGGAAGCGAAGCAAGTTCACGAGCTCAAGATATCTTAGCTAAGATTAAAGCACGTAACGCAACCGCTTAATTTAGGAGATCATAATGGCAAAATCATTTGATATTTCTAAGTTTCGCAAGTCCATCACTAAGTCTATTGAAGGCTTAGGTATTGGCTTCAACGATCCTACTGACTGGATTTCAACTGGCAACTTTGCTCTTAACTACTTGATCTCGGGGGACTTTAATAAAGGGGTCCCCCTTGGTAAAGTTACTGTTTTCGCAGGCGAAAGCGGTGCAGGTAAGAGTTATATTTGTTCAGGCAACATTATTAAACATGCACAAGAGCAAGACATGTATGTTATCCTAGTTGATAGCGAAAATGCACTTGACGAAGCATGGCTACACGCACTTGGTGTTGATACTTCAGAGAAAAAACTTCTAAAACTTAACATGGCTATGATTGACGACGTGGCAAAAACCATTAGTGAATTCATGAAAGAATATAAAACAATGCCGTTGGAAGAACGTCCAAAAATTTTGTTTGTAATTGATTCTTTAGGCATGTTGTTGACTCCTACTGACGTAAATCAGTTTGAAGCAGGCGAAATGAAAGGTGACATGGGCCGTAAACCCAAAGCACTTACATCTCTTGTTCGTAATTGTGTCAACATGTTTGGTAGCTATAACGTTGGGTTAGTTTGTACTAACCACACCTATGCTAGCCAGGATATGTTTGACCCTGATGACAAGATCAGTGGAGGCCAAGGCTTCATTTATGCTAGCTCTATTGTAGTTGCTATGCGTAAATTGAAATTGAAAACAGACGCAGATGGTAATAAGACTACAACAGTTAACGGTATCCGTTCTGCTTGTAAGATTATGAAAACTCGTTATGCAAAACCATTTGAGTCAGTACAAGTTGAGATCCCGTATGCAACAGGTATGGCACCGACGTCCGGATTAGTGGACTTATTTGAAGCTAAAAACGTTTTGACAAAGAGCGGAAATAAGCTACAATATATAAGTAAAGAAACTGGCGAAGTTCATTCTTTTTTCCGAAAAGGTTGGACTGAAGACAAGTTAAAAATTATTATGGATGAATGGGACGAAGCTGCAATGGATATTGCGGCAGTAGTTGCTGAAGATACTGAGGAAGCATAATGGAAGAAGCATTGATTATGGAGGTATGGGATACCTTCCGAGAATATATCCCAGACAAAAACAAAGAATTGGCTGCTCATCAGTACGTTGATTTCTTGTTAGGCAAGGATGTCGAAATTGCCGCACTTGAAGCTCTTATGGGATATGATCCTCATCTAGACATTGCTGTTAAGGCAGTGGTTGATGAAGAAAAAGAATTCGAAGACGAAGAAGACGACGGTTATTCCGAAGAAGACGAGGACTATTAATGAACTGGTACAGCAAAGTTAGCAATGATATTGCTCACTTACCAGGCTGTATCGATCATTACTATTCCGAATTAGAACAGGCAAGGGGCGAGGTTAAAGTCTATGGCAACATAGAAAAAACTTCTGCCGCCTTACCAGGAATTGTAGCACATCGATTTAATCAACTTCAAGAAATTGAAGGTATCCTCGAATACCTGAACATTGAACTTCGCAGAATCAGATCAAAGACCTTTAAAAAATATTTAGAAAACTATGCTAGGGCTCTTAGTTCTAGAGATGTTGAAAAATATGTCGACGGCGAAGCAGACGTAGTTGATATGGAAAAGATCATTAATGAGTTTGCACTCTTGCGTAATCAATGGTTGGGTATTATCAAGGGATTAGACATAAAACAGTGGCAAGTTAGTAACATCATTAAACTCCGTACCGCCGGTATGGAAGACGTGTCAATATAAAATGAAACTCTACATTGAAGATCTCATCTGTAGGCTCGGTAACACCGGAAGCTATCTATTTTCTAATCCAATCTCTTTATGGGCAATGGATGAAAAAGTAGTACACAGCCTTGCGGCCAATCCATCAGCTGGCCGAGGCTTCACAGAGAAGCAACGATCACTGGTTTTACGTCTTTGTAAAAAATACCAAGGCCAGCTTACCGCTGACCTCGGCACCGCAGTTACCGTGGCCCTTGATGCTCCTGAGTTTAAATTTAATTTAATAGAACCTGCACTTCAAGAAAAGTCCATTAAAATAGAAGGGAAGGAAATTTTGATAAAATTTCCATTTTCTGAGGAAATTGTTGAAAAAATTAGAAAATTCAAATCAGAAGTAAAAGTTAAAACTGTGGAGTGGAACGGTGACTCTAAGGCATGGAAGTTTGCCTTAGAAGAAAATAATGTACTATGGATCACTCAACA